TGCGCTTCGGCAACACGGATGCGGCCTTCGAGCAAGTCAATGATTTGCTCTTTGCCAGCGTTTTGCAGCATCTCCAGGCCACTCATGGTCACGGCAGCGGCGTACTGGGTAATAGCATACTGAGCAGCAGAGATCGGGCTATTCGGTGCAATGTTCAGCACTTCGTAGCCAGAGTAGCTGTTGGTGTTGTTGGTCGAGGTGTCGTTATACATGATCTCTTCCAAGATCACGTTACCGCCCGAGAATGGACGGACATTGCCACGTTGCTTCAAACGCTGAAGCAGCGGGTTATTTTGCATCACGTTATCAGCCAGCTCACCCGAACGAGATTGAATGGTGGTGGCAATGATGTCGCTGATGGCACTATTGGCATAAGCCATGATTAGTTCCTTTCAATGAATCAAAATTAAACCCGCGAAGCAAGCTGGTTGTCGATTTGCTCGGCCAGCATATCTCGCAGACTCTTTTTGCCGTTTCCGCCGTTCGTCATCCCTGTCGGGGAAGAAGACCTTGGAGACACAGCCTTTGCCTTTGCTTGAGCGACCTTTTGCTGATTCTGCTCGGCTGCGGCCTTGGCTTGTTCTGCCTGTTGCTGCTGCCAAATATCATCATTCAATCGGATCGCCTTGTCGTAGGCACTTTGCAAGTCTTGCGCCATGCCTGACTGAAGGAGTCCAGCCATCGTTTCGCGTACTTGCTCGAAATAGGGCGCTTTCGCAGAGAAAGCAGAAATATCGTTTTGCCGAGCAGCGTTTTCTTGCTGCTCTCGTTGTTGTTCAAACTGAGTCCAGCGGTTTTCCATTTGCCCGAGCTTCTGGGCCATCTGGGAGAACTGCGGGTCAATGCCAGACTGCTGGCCGGTCAAAGCCCCAAGCGGCACGCCGTAGTCGGTAGCCAACTGGGCGAACATTCGCAGCTTCTCATCGTCCGAGCCTTGGGTCAGCATACGGTGGGCGTTGCCCAAGCCGCTGATCCATTGCTTCGGGTCAATGTTGTTCTGCTGAAGCAGCGGCATGAACGGCTGCATTGCTTCATAGATTGGCGCGGCCTGATCCCAGTTCTGTTTGTAGGTGCTAACGCCCTTTGCGTACTCTTGTTCGCGTTGGGCAATGTAGTCTTGCAGGCTGGGGTCTAGCTTTGTCCAATGCTCGTCGTAATCCTTCTTCCACGAAGAAGGCCGAGGTTTGGTCGGGGCGGGTGCAGGTTCCTCGTCTTGCGTTGGGGCGGCAAAGCGGCCAGCATCGTCGCGCGGAGCTTCTGCTGCGGGGGCAGCGTCTTGCTCAACGGCAGGAGCAGGCTCATGCTCCTCGACAGCCGACTCGATGGCGTCGCGCAAGGTAACCTGCGGTTCATCCATTTGCTCTTCCATCATGCAGACTTATTAGTCAGCCATTGAGTGGAGGTGACGTGCAAATACTGAACCACCGATTGCGCCGTCTGGCTGTAAGCAGCGTTAACAGTGCCAAGGCCGGTGGCAGGCACAGCAATCGCCTCACCCGTGGAACCATAGACCTTCAGCGCCGATGCCGAGCTGTTGAACAGCCAGATCGAATCGCCAACCTCACCAACCAGACGAACGCCCTTAGTGGCGTCTGCGCCGGTCACGACGTGCATACTTGCGGTGATGGGTGCGGCGTTGTCTTGGGTTGAACCCAAAGCGACCAGACCAGCGTAACCGCCACCCAAGCCTCGTGCCTGACCTGCCGAAAATCCGGCCAACATTACTTCGCGTGAGAGTGCCATTTCAAATTCCTTTCAAAAATGTGTTTATTTTAACCTATCATTGACAATTTCCGCAATCCGTCGTTTCAAAACGGCTGCGGGTTCCTGCTTGCGTTCGTTCTTCAGATACTTCGTTTCGTTTCCAATTTCAATCAAACCATTGCGCTTGAGATGCTCTCGATGCTGCGCCCTGCCGCCTACCATCTCGCCGGTGGCCATCGATTTGTACGGTTGAATATCAGTTATGATCATGTGCGCCTCGGGCGCAGGGGCATGGTACTCGTCCTTGGCCACCATCTGGCCATCCACAAACACCCAAGAGCCACGCTTGATGCCGCCATCAAAGATGCGCTCAAAGTTGGATGCAAACGCTGCATCGTCGCCTGGCCGTCTGTTGTCACCTTTTCCACCGTCTGACATCGTTTGCCTCACATCAACAATAACAAGATTTCTTCATCATCTTGCTCGGCCTCAAAATCGACTTGAGCCTTGCGAGCCTGCACCAATGAAGGCAGCATATCCATCGGCGGCAACATGATTGCACGCATCTGGTCTGCCATAACCGATGGCTTTGGCAAGTTGGTGACAAGCTCCTCAACATCATCATGCCTTTGCTTGCGTTTCTTCTTGCCACCTATGCCGCCCCTGTTGTCCTGAAAAGGTACTGGGGTAACAACAATCGGCAGGCCGCTGAGCGGCAGCGCCGAGATGGCGTCAAAGCCGAGCATTTAGAACACGATGGACGTAGAGGCCGACGACGCCGCCGCCGCTACCGTTTCAATAGTTATTGTCCCTATTGTGGACTCACCCGTTTCGTCACCAACCTCGTTGTAATTTAATCCAAAACCCGAATACCCCGCCGATGTAATAGACGAATCGGTGGTGTCAATGATGAGTGATCCATTTATATAGACTTTGAGGGCTGTGCCATTCACTTCGAAGGAAACCGTAGCCCCAAAAGTGCTTGCAGTAACATTAAACAACTCTGTCTCAACGCCTGAAACGCGCTTGCTTAAAGAAACAGATTCAGCGCCCGAATTGCTGAATTCTTTACAAGTGACGTAGTAGCAATTTGGATAAGGGTCATTATTGACACTGGCGCGAGCGTATATTATCAATGGGTTGGCATAACTTGGCCCAGTAAGCCCTGGATACACAACTGCATTAAATTTAGTGTCTGTATAAGTAGCCGAATGAAAAGCAGGTACAATATTAAAATTGCCGTCTGGGTTAGCAAACCCACCGCCATATGCCATGTCAGCAACAGTAGACACCCACGTTCCGCCGCCAGAACTAGGCGTTTTGTTGTTTACATAACCTGATCCAGACCAATTCTCACCAACTAATACAGTCATGTTCTTGTGCCTTTTATTGTAACGCTAGGGTTCACCGCCCCAGCAGTAAAAGTAACCACGATGCTGTTGCCAGCGTTCACGGTGTTGGCTGATGTGCGCGACACAGTTGTGGTGGTTGTCCCCACTGACTGAGAGCCACCGCCAATAGCCGTGCCTCCTGTGACATTTGTGGTGTTTATCTTGACCGTAGCCGTTGCGCTACCGGACACGCAAATCATGCTAGTTTCGTTGATCGTAAATGCAAAAGGGCTTTTGAACAGCACGGTGTAGTCACCCACAACGGTTGTGCCGACCAGCGACCAACAAACGCCGACCGTGGGCTCAAGATACTTCGACGGCGCGGTGCAAAACACGTCTTGCGTGCCGCCGCTAAAGTTGGTCAGCGAGCCACCATTGCTTGAGGCCAGAACGGTCGTGCGGGCAAGCGTATTGGCCGAGCCGTTGTAGCTTCCTGTGCCAACTTCCCAGTTGGGGCCGGTTTGGTCTGCGATGCAATATGCGACCGTCTGCGTGCCGGTGCCAAATGCCGTCAGAAAGGACTGATAACCGTTGCCTGTCGTGGCCAGCGTCAGCGTGATGGTGCCGGTGCCGGTGACGCCCAGGCTTTGCTTGACTCGATCTGCGTACAAAGCCATCAGTTCAGCCCGGTAATCTTGCCGTCAAGTGAGCGCACAACGGTGCGGGGCCTGGCAAGGCGTTCTAAAGCCGCTTGAAAGCCTTCCATCGCCACAGCCATAGTCTGCTGTAGGTCGGTGGCTTCCGTCGTCTTGATGGCTTCCTGCTGGATCATCTGATCTGCTTGGATGGCGTCGGCTTGAGACTTCTGCGCGGCAGCGATCTGGGCCACGATGACCTTGGTCTCGGCCTCAAGCTGGGCAATGCGCCACTTGAGATCAGCGTCAGCCTCCATCTTGGCCTGCTCAATCATCTGGGTGGTCTGCGAGTCCGCGGCCTTGAGCTGCGTTTCATGATCCATGCGGGCCATCTCAAGCTGTGCCTGATGCTGCTGGTCAGCTTGCTTAAACTGAGCCTCGGCTTGCAGCTTCATTTGCTCGGATTGAGCTTGGGCCTGCATTTTCATCTGCTCGGTTTGCGCCTGGGCCTGCATCTTGGCCTGATCCATCTGCATCTGGAGCTGCATCTTCATCTCTTCAGGATCAGGCGGTGGCGGCTGTTCAGGTTGCTGCTGCTGTTGCTCCAGTTGCTCCTTAAACTGCTGCGCAGTCTGGTCAATTTGGCCTTCCATGCTCTTTCCGACTTTAAAGGCCGACACGCCGAACTTGAGCATATCAAGCGACAGCGGAACGATCTGAGGCGCAACCTGGCTGGCCTGAACGGCCTTTTCCAAAAAGCTTGAGACTGCGCCCAAGAACTCCATGCGATCCTGCTTCTCCTGCGACTCATCCATCATGATGAGCGAGTCGGTGCTGATCTCAATCCGGAACGAGCGCATTGGCTCGTTGCGCAGCAGCTCCAGCGCCTGCGGCACCAGTTGTTGGTCAACGGGACCGAGCTGATCGGCAGCAGACATCATCAAAATGGTCTGAGGGTCGAACAGTTGGCAAATGATCTGGGCCTTGAGCTGGATCATGTGCGTCGCAAACCGCGCCACGTCGTCCTGATAACTCTTGAGCCGCAAGCTTGCGTATTGGCCCTTGAGCTGTTGGGCAGTCGCTGTTTCGCTGGCCACAGACTGACCGCGCACAATGTCGCTGATGCCGGTGATGTCGTAAATCTGGCTCTTGACCTGTTCAAATGCCTGGTAGGCTTGGATAAGCGCCCCAGCAATAGGCGTCAGATCAACCATGTCAATCGCACCTGCCAAGCCCTTTTTCTCAGCGAAAGCCATCCAGTTCTTCACTGGAATCAGGTCGTTGTTGTTAGCCTCGGTGAACAGGCGGGCCAACTCAGGCGATGCAGCGTCATAGACGCCCTTTACTTGCAACGCCTTGACCAGGCCATCGATCCGATCGCTCAAGATGTCCAGCGAGTTGGCCTGGTCTTGGTACAGCGCAAAGTCAGGGACGGGCACCAGGCTTTCGTTGGTGATCGTGCTGAACAACGGTTTAGGGCAAGGATAGAACCCTTCGAGTTGTAGCGGGTCGTCCTGCTCGTCCAGGAACTCGCCAAGCGACTTGGACATCCAGACGGCCTTGCCGGTCTCTTTGTCCCACAGCTCATAGATCATCGCACGCTTGTCCACGCCTTCGCGGGAAGCGTTCTTCATCTCGCTGGGCTCGGAGTCCAGCGGGATCTTTTTGGCCATCTCGTCGCCAAAGCGCTCGCGCAGCATAGGGCGGGTCATGTAGACCTTGCGCCAGACGATGCAAGTCTCCTCCCATGTCCGAGCTACGTTGTGGCCAAAGTCCTTCCAATGGACGTAATCCGTTGGAGCGCACTCGTAGTCCAGCATCTCATCACTGGGCGACTCTTCGTCTTCGGTGATCTGAGCCTCGCCCTGCTTAAACTTGGGTTCATACCTCACCCAGGCAACGCCTCGACCAGGCAGGAAGCGGTCGTACAGCGCGGCGGTCAGCGTCTCTCTGTAGTCGGGGTAGTGCGTGATCTCGTAGTCAAGCGCACGCTCTAACAACAAGGAAGCCACACGGCCCACTTGGTCGTTGTCGCGGAAGCGGCGGCTGACGTCAGGCTTCGGCAGTCGAGCAAATGTCGCGGCCTTGAGCGTCTGGACGTTGCTCCACAAGATATTGAACCGCGAGCCGCTGTCTTGGCTGCTGCGGGTGTCGTCCCGATACCGTTTGAGGATCTTCTTGGCTCGCGACTCCCATGGCGCGAACTCGCGGTCATATGCTGCGATGTGGTTCAGATAGTACTGAACCTCGGGCTTGACAATGTCTTCGTCGGCCATGATCAGGCTGAGAAGATGCCGACGGCTAAAACTTCAACGCCTGCCGCAGTTGTGATCTTCCACGCACCGCTGCGAGAAATGGTGCCCAACGGAATAACATAGACGCCAATGCCGCCGCCCACGTTGTTAGGCAAAACGACGTGACTAGCCACGGCGCCATCCAAGATGGTGACCGAGCTGGTCGCGGCGGTGCTGACGGTGCAAACTAGTTTGTCAAGGTAATCACCAATCGCTCCCGTGCCACCCAGCGTTTGGGCGGTCTGGCTTGTTGCGACGTGTTCATATTGGTAACGATAAGGTGCGTTTACGCCTGCCATGTGTTTCTCCTAGATTCGGTTAGATCGTCTTGGTGTCTCACGCCACAGAGTTTCAAGTGGGGCAAGCTCAATGCGTGAATTATGCCCGACAACTGGAAAAATCGGGGGTTTTTCGGGTTCTTTTGGTCTAATTTCCTGCCATGCTATGGCCATCATGCGAAATGCATCGGCGCAATGGCTGGTGAAATCGTGCCGTGGCTTCTCTCGAAACATCTTCTTTTCGTCGTCCCACTCGCGCTGGTATTGCTTAAGCAGCTCCACACCCTCGCCGCAACGGTCGCGGTCAAACCAGACACGCCGCATCATCACCCGCGCTGCCTGGATGCCGTCTTGCACGCTGAGAGACGGCACAATGGCCATGTGCTTGAGGCCAAGACTGGCGTCCAGTTGCTCGATAATGGACTTGCCGCCTGACGCTAGCGTCTTGGCCCGAGCGTCGTGAGGCAGATAATGCGTCGCGTACCGGTATGCCTTGCCAATGACCACCTGAGCGTAGTCGTCGATGGTCAGGCCGCTGGCTGAGTAATAGTCGATAACGTGTATTTCGCCACCGGCCATCTGCCAGAACCAGATGGACGTGTCGTCGTGATAGCCCAGGTCCCAAGCGGTGAACACGGGCAAGCTGCGGCAATGTTCCACAGAGGTAATGCGGCCTTCGTCCTCGATGACCCGCAACTCGCGCCCATAGTACGCACCTAGGATCGCCGCCTCAAAGCTGCACTCGAATTCCTGCTGATATTGGTCTTCGGTCATGCCTTTAGCAGCGTCCGCAAGCTCGGCAGGCGGCAGCAAACCGCTAGTGCTGGCCTTGATGCTGGTTGAGTACCAATCGGGCGAGCCCTGGGCCTGCGTCCAGATATTGTAGAAAAAATTGTGGCCTTTGGGCGTGCCGATAAACACAGCCCAGCCCTCGCGATCGGCCAGCAACGGTCGGATGATCTCGCCCCAGACCCTTGGCCTCATGTCGGCCACTTCGTCCAACACTACGCCGTCAAGGTACAAACCTCGCAGCGCGTCGGGGTTGTCGGCTCCAAAGAGCCTAATGCGTGCCCCGTTGAGCAGCTCCACCCAAAGCTCTGACGCATTGGCCTGAGTGCGAACGTCTGCGGTATATCGCAGCAGGTATTCCCAAGAGATGGATTTGGCCTGGCTGTAGTACGGCGCAATGTAGGCGTACCGCCCATCAAGCTTGCCGTCCACGAACGCCCTGCGGATCATATCATTGATACACGCCACAGTCTTGCCGGCACGC